TATTTATTGGTTACATCATAGTATGACTGGGTGTTTTTTGTATACGAACCGGATGACACAACCACAGATGCAGTAATCTGAGACTCATCAAAGTTGAATACAGAAATCTTTATTGCGTCTTTATCAGATTCTCCAAACGGAAAATTAACATAAGTTTGGTTCTCGGTGTAAAACTTCAGATCGTTTTCAGAAAAAGTAGAGCCAACATTCAAAGAAGATGTTGATTGGGTTCTATATTTTATATCTGTGAGTTTCATAGTTCTTTGAATGTAACATCATATTTTGTTTCCACTTTGGTTGGATCATACACAACATTCTGTAAAGGAATCATTATTGATGATGAATACAACTGACCCTGTATGTTTTGTATAATCAAATTACCGTATGAATCTATGTTTGGAACAATTGAACCAACGGAATACAGGGTTTGTACATCATCTTGATTATAACCTGTTAGATTTGGATTTGCGTTCATCTAGAAATCTTGAATGCGGTTGGAACGGTGAATGTCAATATAGACCCGCTTTGCTCCGAACGAATTTCTACCTTGTAGTATCTTTCTTGAGGAAGACCGGTTGTATCCAACATAAAATAGTTTCCGTATGAATCAAAACTCAATCTGGTATATTCATCATATGGTAATATAGACTCTTCGGTTTCGGCATCTTTAATAGAATAGAAACTTGAACTTGGTAAATAATATGGAGTCAAATAATCCGAAAGTTTATTGGTAAATGTTTTTTGTGGATAACGCTTTCTTGAAGTTACATCCATTCTCAAAATAGAACCGTGCTTATATTCTTTAGCAAGATTCTTCATATCAACAACAGCATCTCTTAATTGAATTGGATCTGCGCTACCGGTTTCAATGATAGCATCTGCCCATGAAACATCTATATACGGAGAATATATTGTATTGGTTTCTTTAGAGAAGAATCTTAATTTTCCATAATCAATAGAACTTGATTCGTCGCTATGTAATATAATCAATCCATTATTTTTAATTCCACTTGTTAGCCATGCTTCTACAATTGAAGTTACATCCATACGAACATCGCTAGTTTGATAATCAAACGATTGAGTACAAGCATATCCACCCGTTACTGGTGATATATAAGATGAAGTTTCTGGGGGAACATAAATGTCTCCGCAGTTTGGAAATGGATTGTATGAATTATTGTATGGCGGTTGAGCATATCCAGAACCAGAACCTAGTAGGCTTGATGAAACCCACCACACACCACCTCCGCTGCAATCTGTCAAGGAACCGCTCATCCATTTTTCAGAGAATCCATCAGAAAACTTCCAATTTGCTCCATCAGACGCAGCTTGACCATCGTATTTGTATCCAGAACCCATTCCCCACGATTGAGAAATTGGATATGCCGCGAGTGTATATTTTACAGGAACTTCTTTAGATTCACATGTTTTGAGAACAAGATAAAAACGAGGATTTACTATTTCGTTGCATACTATAGAAGCAGACACGTCGCTCAAATCAAATTGCAACAATGCTCTGGACAATACAGCACCTTGAGTAACTTGACTGGTTTGAATATATGAACTTGATACAACTTTTGGATCGGTTGAGCCTGAATTAAAAGAGCCTGACATAGATCCACTCAAAAGTTCAATGCTTGAACTGGTAAATGAAATCAATGTGGAATATGTACTATTGCTTGAGCAGCTGCCATAAGACACCCGTTTTTCCACTTCAAGAATTTCATCCAACCCCATGTTCTTGAACATATATGACGGATCGTTGCTGATGGTGGTGTCTTTGGTTGGATATAAAAAGTAATGCATATACTATGTTCTTTACATTATAAATATACGCCCCAACCAATAAATTTGACCTAAATTAACTCACACGTCCCACAATGTCTTTTGTTGGAAATCTTACTTCAAATATAGACGGATCAATTGATGGATATACCACCTTATCCAATGTAGCTTTGACTATATCATATTCGTATGGAGAATAATCACCATCCCGTAATGTCAAATTTTTGATTTTCAACGAAGAAACAGATTGTACACCGCCGATCTTGGCAATTTCAAGCTCCAAACGACTAAGATTAATTGGTTGACAGAACTGAATATTGTTTATATCAAAGAATTGTTGCACCAAAGTTAAACAGTTTGCCAATACTTCACGTTTGTTATAATTTTTATAAGCAATGATGGTGAAGTCCACCCCGATATTTATTATATATCCATCCAATAAATTTACACTGTCTGTTAACATGCGATATTGATTGAGATAGTTCTTGAGATTTTGGCGAATTGCCTCATTGGTATTTATCAAACGCTGATTGGTATCATAACCAAGCAAATATAGATTGATAGCAAATGGATTATTCTGGTTGATATTCTTGCGATTTGTATTTTCCGCTGAAAATGAATTCACAGACAATTGGTTTGGTTGTGGTTGAATATACGAAGAATCCAAGTTGGTATCCGCTACGGCATATGCTTTGGCAATTGAACCATATTTTGAAGGCATTGCGTATGTTCTTACAACATAATCTTTTTGGGTCACTGCTCGGCCTTGTGCAGAAAAACTTGATAATGCATTGTTGCGAATTTCATCATTGGTTTCTGAACCGCGACCACCAGAAGCAGGAACTGGGTTGTTTACTTTTACAGAACGTCTAACCAAATTTGTCAACCCCTGTTCAAATACCGGCAATTCTGTGATATCTCCAAAGAATTCTACGTTGGTGATGTTCTTGATAGTATTGGCGTTAACATTGCTTTCTAATCCCCCGCCGGTTATATAACGAACGGTCAATGTTGTGTTGCTTGGAGCTTGTCCAAATGCTCTGGACGACAGAAAGTTTGCTGGGTCATAGTTTATGCTCTCATTTCTGAATGTGTTTGGCTTTCCAACCGTATATATATTTGGAACAATAATCTCGTCGTCGGCAATATTTGTTCCGGAACCAAATTCTAAGAATGTTGTATTGTCTGATTCAACTCCTGTAACAAATCGTTTGGATGTGCGAAGATACTTCAACAAGAACGGAACGGTGTCTCTGTGTGAAGAAAGTGACATATCGTTTTTGTATATATTCTCACTTTCAATTGGCACCAAATCTTGTGCAAGATAATCTGTTTCATGCCACCGATTTCCGTCAGAATCATATACATCAAAAACTTCAATGATATTTGTTTCAGAAAGATATATTTTATAAAATGGAGATGGTGCTGATATGCTCACGGTCTTGGTTATCAATTGACCCGAAAATGCTTCAGCGGACTTTTTTAATACATAAAATTCTGGCTGACCAGCAGCGTTGCGTTGATATACAGAAACTTCAAGTGGATCGTTCTGAGTATCTACGGTAAAGTCCACCGGCACACTTGTTAAAAATGAAACGCCAGAATCGCTGGTAGCAGACATACCCGGTTTTATGATTTGAGCATAACTCATATCCGGAACAATGCTACCGTCTTCTGAAATTTTTGATGGCACCAATTGATATACATCAAAATTTGTGACGCTGGGTGCGGTTGGTTTTGACTTGTAGCCCAACGAACGAGCAGAATCAATAATATTTTGACGCTCTTCTGAATTAACCAACATAGATTCTTTGAATTGATAATCTATGTAGTATGATAATACATCACCAACATAAGCCGCCATTTCAATATACATCATGCCCGGCGAAGCATCACTAAAATCCTTGTATGTGTTTGGATAATATGTTTTAGAAAAATCAATCAAAGACTGCTTCAATTGAGAGAAGTCCTTGCTGAGATATTTAATATCTCTTTTTCCCGGTTGAAAAGATTTTGGTGTGTCTAAAATCATATATTATTTGTGTTCATACCAACCTGTAATGTTTGTTGTTCAAAAACTCCAATGGATGGAACGGTGAATACAACAGACACATCCAAGCGATTATAATTATTATCTTTGTTATTCAACACAGACACAGATTGCACATTCACATAACTCATCCATTTGGCAATGTCTCTGCGAATAGTACTATCAATAATTGGAGTCATGTCATCTGTAATATTCTCAAACAAAACATTCCACAACCCAGAACCAAAATCTGGATTCATTCTGCGTTCTCCCTTTTTTGTTTTTAGCAACAAATTTAAGTTGGATTTTACTTGTTCAATTACACTATGACTTTGGTTAAAATAACCCTGCGGCCCATGTGTGATGGGAAGAACTATACCATAAGTCTGTGTTGTATTTGCCATTTTTATGCAGGTCTACCTGACTTTGCTTTGGCATCCATTGCCTTCATCAATTTGGAATAGTCTCTGGTCATAGCGTTTGCTACGGCGGCAATATCCTTGTTTTCGGCCAACACTTCTTTTGGCATATTTTTTATAGTGTCTATAACGGAAGGAACGGATGCCGAATTTTCGTCCGGTACTCCGCCAACCGTCTCGTTCAATATTTGGTTAAATATTGGGTTTGACGAAAAAGTTCTTGGTGCTTGTACCGGCGATTTCTTGATAGGTGCCTCGAAAGTAACCAACGGCTTATTTCTTTGTGCAGAAGCCTGAGATGGTTCTTTTTGTTCGGTAATAACTGGCTGGGCGGTGATTCTTTCCGCCAATACCTCCATGAGATATTGAGGAAGAGAGTTATTTATCTCTTCTCGTACAACCGTTCTGATGATTTCTACTAGTTCTTTCTTGTTCATATATATGATTCCTTTATAAATATAATGTATTTTTGATAATTATCCCGATGGAGGGAAACTGAATGCACTTATTTTATCATTTGTGAATGACGTGGCACCCGAAAGTGTATTGTTTATTGGCGGTGATACCGCCGACAGGTTTAGATTGGCAATTCCACCGGAAGTATTTTCTGCCACGGCACCAGAAACAGTGTCTCCAACCGCACTAGTTGCACTGGAAGCTGCATTTTGGATGTTTCCTTGTATTCCTTGAACTTGATCCTGTATGGATGATATACCGGTCTGGCCCATAGCTCCGCTTACCGCATCACCGACTTGGTTTTTTAAATCGCCAACCGCCTGATCTACCATATCTTCAACAAGCGACTTCAATATTGCACCGGGATTTCCCGAAGATAATGCGGAAATTATTGCAATTGCCCCACCCACCATTGCCATGTTTATTTTAAGACCAGGTGCAAATGGCGGAACTATAGTTGTGTATTTTGTAATTTTATCGGCAATAAACTTTGGTCCGGCACCAAGAAGAATACCGGCTTTATCCAAACCTGGAAAGCTTGGCATGTTTGGCAAATTCAAACTTGGAAGCGGCGGCAGTGATGCTGCAAAATTTGGAAGAGATGTTGATAATCCCATGGTACCCGCGATACCTGACAGGGAAGTTGGACCTCCAAACGCCGCCGATATACCACCAATCGTCGTTGGAGCCCCGAAACTTGCAACAGCGCCTGACAATGTTTTTGGAACCCCACCAATTGTTGAGGAAATTCCAGAAACAGATGCAATGGAAGATAAAGAAGAACCCGCTCCGATAGATATTGTAGGAGATTTTAAAATTGATAAACCGGTGGTTGTCACGCTGTTTGTCATAGCAGACAGAGACGTTGGTGGACTGAAAGACACGGTTGGTGCGGAAAATAATGGAATGTCTGGCATATGTTAATCAACTCCACCGGCAACAAACACTCTACCACTCATGAGTGAACTCAATTGAGAGCGAAGAGCCAGCAAACTAATCTGGGATGCTTGCAGAGACAGCAATTGCTCCGCCCACAAGACTGACGCGGGTGGTAATATAGGAAGTAGGGTTGGGCCAGTTTTGGTCAAATGTAAGTGAGTCTGTAGGGCCATTAGGACTTGAATTTGTGTATTGACATTCAATAACATCCAATCGCACATTGAATACATCCAAGCCACCGTACTTCTACCCAACAACGCTGGCTCATATGTTTTCCCATGGTCTCCCAAATATATCTTAGGAGAATTTATTGTCGCCGTCTTTAATGCGGTTATCGTCATTCTATCAAAGCAGGATATGGAAATTGAGTCGTCACTTGTCATTCCAATTTTCTTTTTCGAGAAGAAAAACATTTCATTAGCTTTCGAAGAAAACACCAACCTATCGCTGTTTATCACAATCTGATCACCGTCCAGTTTTGGTAAACTAACCAACTTGTTTCCTCGTATTATTGCGTTCGTTGTCGTGGGTTGAAAATTTGATACAGTTTTTCCAGAAGTTATATGAACAGACGATCCATCTTTATTTATATCTTCTTCAATGTATCCTTTTGCTGTAAATCCTTCTGGATTTTTGATTGGTGCTTGACGATTACGCAAAATAATCTTTGGATTTCCGCCACCATCTTCATATTCTCCTTCTATACCAGAGTCATTGTTTCTGTTGTCATCGTATGCTCCAAATCTTATAGAAGATCCAAATCTTGATTCTAATATAGTATCTCCTTCATATCTTTTTAGAGCACGAATCTTTGGATTGAATTTAAAATAGTTTCCCAATACTCCTGTATAATTTTCTCCACCAGAAAAATTCAATGTCGATTTTGGTCCAGTGTATGGTTCTCCGTTGTTGTATTCATCTGTATTTTGATCTACCCAACCAGAAACGCGCTCAGTTATAAAACTGGCATTGCTATTTACAACCGATTTGAAGTTTAATTTACGAGAATAAAAATAGCTTTCCATATATCTACCA